TGGGTGCCAAAGCTATTACCTCATTCAATGACGGCACCGATGAGTCAAGCGCCTGTGACCGCTTATATCCAGACATCCGCGACTCCACCCTGGTGGTGTACCCGTGGACGTTTAACACCAAAAAGATTCAACTTGCTCAGTTGGTGACGGCACCAACCAGCGTCTGGCGTTACCAGTATCAACTGCCTGGTGACCGTTTAAATAACCCAAGGGCTGTGTACAACAGCTCTTCCCAAGGAAGCCCCGTTCAAAAAGAATGGGAGATCCAGGGCGATGCGCTGCTCACCAACCTGACCAGCGTCTACATCGACTATCAGTCCAGCATTGGCGAGTTCGCAATGCCACAGTACTTTGTCCAATTGCTTAAGTACATGCTGACCTGGCACTTGGCCATGCCTATCACCGAGCAATCAGACCGGGCCGTGTACTGGCAGCGCGTGGCGGTTGGCGACCCTGCCGAAAATGGCCGAGGTGGATATATGCGTACATGCATGAACATTGATGGCCAAGGCAACCCGACCAGGGTGATTGAAGACTACAGCCTGATCGCAGTGAGAAACTGATGCCTCGCTTTGTAGACATCCAGACCAANTTCAGTACCGGGGAGCTCGACCCATTGCTGCGCTCGCGGGTGGATTTGGCACAGTACAACAACGCTTTGGCCAAGGCCACCAATGTTGTGGTGCAGCCACAGGGTGGCATCAGACGCAGGCCAGGGCTTAAATACATGGCAGAGCTGCCCAACAGCAGCACCCCAAGCGCGGCCAATGGCGTGCGCCTGGTGCCGTTTGAGTTCTCTGTGGATGACAGCTACATGCTGTGCTTCACCCCATCGCGCATGTATGTGTTCAAAGATGGCGTGCAAATCACAGGCATCAATGGTGGCGGTAATCCATACCTGGCAACCAGCATCACTGGGCCCATGCTGTCAGATATTTGCTGGACGCAAAGTGCAGACACCATGATCATTGTTCACCCTGATCTGCAGCCGGTAAAGCTGGTTCGGGGTGCCAGCAATTCAGATTGGACAATGACAACCATCACGTTTGACAGCATCCCAAGATATGCTTTCACGATGGTTGTGACCAGCTCAACCACGCTTGGCGCTGGCCATCTGACACCAAGTGCTGTGTCTGGCAATGTGGAGTTGACATCACAAAATGCCGCCTTCAGTGCTGCAAGCGTAGGTCAATATGTCAATGCGACACCACAAGGTAGAGCTCGCATCATTCAGTACACCAGCACCACAAAAGTCAATGCTGTTGTTGAATATCCATTTTTCAGCACCGCCAATATTGCACAAGGCAATTGGGAGGTTGAGTCAGGGTATGAAGACGTATGGAGTGCCAGCAAGGGCTGGCCACGCACGGGCACATTCCATGAAGGCCGCTTATATTTTGGTGGTTCAAAGTCGCGGCCATCCACGATCTGGGGCAGCAAGATCAACCTGTTCTATGAGTTCCAGGCCAGTGAGTCACTGGATGATGATGCGGTTGAGGCAACCCTAGACACCAGCTCACTCAACGTCATTGTTGACATGATCTCTGGCCGTGACTTGCAAGTGTTCACAACAGGTGGTGAGTTCTTTGTGCCCCAATCTGGCACTGAGCCGATCACCCCGACAACACTGACATTCAAGGCCGTGTCTCGCAATGGCACCAAGACCGGCACTCGCGTGCAATCGCTGGAGTCTGGGTCGGTTTATATCCAGCGCCAGGGCAAATCACTCAACGAGTTCTTGTTTTCAGACACGCAGCTCACATACGTCACAACCCGTATATCTTTGCTCTCTGGCCATTTGCTGAAAACGCCATCACGCATGGCTTTGCGCCGGGCAACCAGCACAGATGAGGGCGATTTGCTGATGATGGTCAACACAGATGATGGCAGCATGGCTGTGTTTTCAATCATGCGCAGCCAGCAAATAACGGCCCCGTCTGAGTTCACCACAGATGGAATATTCACTGATGTCGGCGTTGATGTGACCGACATCTATGCCGTTGTGAAGCGCACATTCAACAGTACTGACAGATATTTTGTTGAGTATTTCAGCTTTGATCGCTTTACTGATTGTGCGTTTGTCGGAGGTGCTGCTGCAAGCGCAGGCAGCTTACCGCATGTTGGCAAGGCACTCAATGTCATTTGCGATGGCGTGCCACAAGGAGATGAAACAGTGAGTGGTGCTGGGGCCGTAACCTTTGACCGAGCCAGCACTACAAGCTACGAGGTCGGCCTGCCGTTCACCGTCTATGCCAAGACCATGCCTGTTGAGATCAAGCTGCAGACCGGCACCAGGCTGGGGTTCAAAAAACGCATTGTTGAAATCAATGCTGTGGTCAACGACACCCAGCACATTGCGCTGAACAACAACCCTGTGCCTTTCAGAACATTTGACAACCCGCTGCTGGATGATCCAGAACCAGAGTTCACCGGGGTTAAACGGGTCAATGGCGTGCTTGGTTATTCGCGTGAATCCGCTGTAGAAATATCACAAAGCCTGCCGCTCAAGATGACCTTGCTGGGTCTTGAGTACAAGGTCGCTGTGTCTGGAGGCACATAATGGCTGATGATTTTATGACCACAATGGAGCCAGGATGGGATTCTAGTTCTGGCCCAGGCGTTGACTACAACACCAACTCAAGTTTTCAAGACATGTTGGAAACCGGCGGGAAGGTCTTGAATGCTGTCACTGGTGCAATTACTACCGCATCACCATGGCTTCAACTCAGCGCTGACATTACAAAGGCTGGTGCTCAACAAGCAGCAGCCTACTATCAGCAGGGCATGTATGAAGTGCAGGCGATTGACACCCTGCGTTTGGCCCAGATCCGCACCGATCAAGATCAGAAGTATGCGTCAATCCAAGCTGGTCGCAAGCTCAAGCAAGCCGAGATGCAAGCGCTCAACTACACCATTGCTGGCAACACCCTGCTGCGCGGCATGGAACGCGCCAACGCTGCTGTGCGTGCGCGAGCTGCTGCCAATGGCACGGTATCAGGGGAAGGCTCTGCAGCATCTGTGCAGGCCGCCAATGTGGGGGCCACATACCGGGACGTGGGTGTCACAAACCTCAATGCTTTGACCGCTCGGATCATGGGCTATGAGGATGCCAGCGCCATGGTTCTGGCAGCTAAAGAGCAGGCCGATCTAACCATGAATGCAGCCGAGACTCAGGCCAAGCAACTCAGAATGGCTGGTGACTTTGCCGTTAAGTCTGGCGGCCTATTGTCTGGCGTTTCATTTGGTGAAGGCGTGCTGCGTTTCGCACAGACAAGGACACCTACATAATGGCCGATCTTCCATTGCTTCAATCTGGCCGCGTTGAAAACGTCGGCATTCCAGGTGCCGTGCTGCCCAGCGTACAAGCACCGCAAGTCCAGTATGTTGGTTTGCAGGCGGCTGCCAACTATCAAGCCACAATAGCTCAGTCGCTTGATCGCTTGAGCGGCACGCTGTTTGGCATTGCCAAGGGCGCAGCCCAAGAGGCTGGTTTCCAGTATGTGGCTGACAATCCCATCACCGATGAGCAATTGCGAGCGGCCAAGGATGGCAACCCCGCACCGCTGCAGTTGGGTGGCAGGTTCAACATCTATGACCAGGCCGTGCGCAAGGCCAGGGCATTTGAGGTGTCCAGCAACTTTGAGGCCGAGGCACGCAACGAGCTGACTGTCATGCTCACCGCAGTTGAGCAAGGCATGGCCACATCCAGCCAGGTGCAGAGCAAGATCGCGACCATGATGGATGGGTACAGCAAGAGCTTGGCTGGTGTGGATCCAGAGGCCTCGCTTAAGTTCCGCGCCACCATTGCGACCATGGGCAACACCGTGTTGGCCAAAGCTGCAGAAACCGAAATCAAGCGCCAGAAGCAGGCGCAGGTCATCAAATTTGACCGCGACTTTGACAACAACACCAGGCTGCTGGAGGCCGCCGTTTCAAGAGGGTATTGGCTCGACACAAAGAACACGCAGACCTACTACGAGAGTGACGGCACCAAATCTGTGTCTCCAACGGTTCGATCAGTTGATGACCTGGCCGATGTTTTTCGACAAACCATCAGCACTAGCGCGTTGTTGATCGGGGATGCCGGTTTGCAAAAGACGTACAGCGATAAATTTGAGGCCGCTCTCAAGACCGCCAAGGTCAACGCTGTCAGCGCGTTTGTGACCAGCAAGGAATTCACACCCGACTTCAGCCAGGGCTTGACCATGCTGCAAACGGGCCAAGTCGGGAAGATGAAAGATGTCTTTGCTGGCATGCCAAATGATGAGAAGGCCAAGGTGGTGGCCAATTACATGGTGGCCTTTAACAACCGCAAGGCCGTGCAAGATGCCCAGCGTGTTGAAGACAAGCGCCTGGCCGTGGCTGAGTTTGTACCGCTGTATGACAAGGCCTTGGCGCTGCCAGAGGGCAATGCCCAGCGCAAAGCATTGATCACCCAAATTGTTGGCATTGCCGAGCGCCAGCCAGATGCGGTGCCACTGGGCGTGCTCAAGGATCTGCTGGAGCCCAACAAGGAAGGCAACCCTATCGCAGAGTTCAACACCTTGCGCGGGATCTATGAGGGCACCATCACCAGCCCAGATCAGATCTTCAACAACTCCACCTTGAGCGGCAAGCAGAAGGTGTCTGCACTGAAGCTGCTGACCAGTGAAAACCGACTCGACCAGCGTGACCTAGAAACCGGCCTGGCCAAGCTGGCTGGCATCCCAACCATGCCTGGCTCAGTGACCGTGATTGACCCCAAGGGCACAGAGTTCCAGCGTTTGCAGCAGCTTCGCGCCAATGCTTTGCAGATCCAGGCCCAGGCCATGACAGATGGCAAAGTGCTGCAGCCCAGGCAAATACTTGAGCAGGTGGCCAAGGATCTGGAAGCCAGACGCAACACCGAGCAGGCCAAAGCCGCGCAAAAAGCATTGACCGAGGTTTGGGAGAAAAAGCCGTGGATCAATGGCCCCATCACCCGCGACACGCTGCCAGCCCTTGAGCGCAAAGCAGGCACAGACAAGAAAAAGATGCAAGAGATCAATCGCATCAAACAGCTTCTCAAGCAAGCAGAAGGGGATCAGTAATGGCCTACAGCCAAATCGAGGACAAGTACCTGTCGGCCTTAACCGCTGTCCAATTCCCAGATGCCCCGGTTGAAGAGATGGCACCAGGCCAGCAGCCTGGTGATGTCCTTCTAGCTGCTGGGCCAAACGCTGTAGTGAGTGATGCTGGTGGCGCAGCTTTTGGCATTTACCCTGGTATGGGTAAACGAAGCCAAAAAAGTGACATTGGCGAAAAGATGGTTACTGGCGCACCAGACTTTGCTGCCGGTGCAACGCGAGGCGCGGGAACTTCAGCGCTTGGTTTTGGTGGCGATATTCAAAAAATTGGCAGGTTTATTGGCGCTCTGGCCAGTGACAACCAAGGTGGCGACATTATGGAAAGACTTGGTCGCGCTGCCGAAACCATGGCAAACCCTACATTTTTTCCCTCAAGCACTGACGTAAGTGAAGGCGGCTACACCATTCCAGGCACAAACATTACTTTGCCTGGTTTGCCTGCAGCCGTGCCAGCCGGGACAAGTGCATTCGGCATGACTCCAGAGGAGCGGCAAAGAGCGGCAGCGCTTGGCCAAGATGTTGGCGAATTGGTGGGTGATCCACTCATGCTGGTCAAAGGCGGCCAGATTGCAGTCAAGGGCGCTAAGACTTTTGGAAAGGCTGCGGCAGAAGGATTAAATGAGCGAATACTTGGCGGCCAATCACTTATCCCAGGCTTGTCCAAAGAGATGTCAACGCCAGGCATTATGTTCGCTGTACCACTTGAGCAATTTCCTAAAGTCACCAGCCAAGTTGCGGCAAAGGTAGACAAGGGTGGCATCAAAATATCTAACAAGGTTAGCCCTGGAAAACTGTTGCAGCTTGATCCAGAATTTCGCGTAAAGATTAGCGGTTTTAAACCTGAAGGTAAAAATCAAAACATTACCAATGATGTAAATCCTGGTAATTACGGCGATGTCACATCTCGCCTCGACACGGTAGCTCAATCATTTCCTGATCCACTAGAGTCGCCAGAAAAGTTCAGTGCAATGCTGGCCACGGTATACAACTCTGCTGAAGTGCCGATGCCACCACGTTGGATGATCGACAACGTCAACGACATGGACAAATGGTCTAGTTGGTTTGGCAGCATGAACAAATCGCAAATAGATGAGGCAGACCGTGGATTTGCAGTGGTAGACAAATTTAAAAAAATCTACTCTACGGGTGAGGCTGGCGCTGACACAACAGGTCGCCTAATGTTCTGGGCAATGCTTTCTCGCCGTGCTTCAGCCTACCCGCATGAGTCTGGTTTTCTTGACCTTGCAGAAGCCATGACCCCGCTGATTCAAAAAGCTGTTCGTGGCGAATACACCCCAGCAGATGTTGAAGCTGGTTTGGAAATGATAAAACAAACCATACCAACAGGCAGCCCTGGCAAGTCGGTTACATCTAATGCAAATGATTTTGTAAAGACATTCTTGACAAAGATGTCAGAACGAACGCCAGACAACCGCACCAAGTTGCAGGCCTTGCACGACATGATTGCAGACCCCAACATGACCGGGCCACAGATTCGCCGCGAATTCTTTGGATTGGCAGAAAACGTGGGCATCAAAAACAAGGTGCTTTCTTTTGCCCTCCTAGTCTCTGGCCGCGATGATGTCATGGTTCTGGATCGAATTCAAATCAATCGACTTTTTGCTGGTGGCGACAAAATTTACGACAACGTGGCGCAACTATTTGACGGTGGGCCTGGGCTTGCCATGTATGAGGGTTTGGAGAGGTCATTGGGCAAGCGCGTCAACGAGCTGTATTCACGGGTTGGGCGTGGCGATAAAGCCAGCCTTGGCCGCTATCACTGGGAAAGCTGGGTGCTGTCATCTGGACAGGAGGTTGCTCACCCGACACTTGACACTATTGTCAAAGCCGCAAAGGGTGATGTGGATCCATTTTCCAATGTTCCCGTCATGGAAGGCAGAACCCACAAAACATCTTATGGTGTCACCTATGAACGCATGCCTGATGGTTCCAATCAGTTTGTATTCCCGGCAGAAGATGGAACTAAATATGCAATGACAAAGCCTAGCCTTGACGCGCTATTTGATAGAGTAATGAAGGGGAAAGAAAAGCTAGTGCCAAAGGACTTTCCTGGTGTAAACTTCTTTGAGAAAGACACGTTGCCAAACGGCAGCCCAAACCCGTACTTTGGTAAGCCGTGGTACTCATGGCCAGGAGTAAACCGTGAACGAATCGATGAACTCGCCGCAACCTTTGGCACCAAGCTCAATACCCAAAACAGAGCTGGATCTTTGGAAACAACTGGCGCAAGTCAAGCTGCCGGTGGATCCCTCGGAGCCAAAAGAGCTTCCACAGGAAAACGAGCAAGCGTAAAACGGGGCGACTCAGCTCCAACCCCTGGAGCTGAATGATGGCCAACATCCCACTTGATCAACGCCTTGGTCAAATGCTGCCAAATGCAGCGCCAACAACCCCCGCCGAAGACATCCCTTTAGAGCCAATGCCTGGTGCTGACCAGGCTATGCCGGTCGATTTGCCGTTGGCTGCAGAGCCAGGCACCCCAAGCATGAGCGAAGGTGTGCAGGTTGCTGGCCCAATTGAGGCCGGTTTGCGCAAATTGATTACCAGGCAAACACCTAAAGCCGAGCGCAACCTGGTGCCAGAAGCAGCGCGACTTCCAGAAGGCGAGCTTCCAGATGCCGCCAAAGCTGGCCGCTTTAAGCTGATCCCCGAGGCTGACCAAACCCTGACAGACACGGTGCAGCGTGCTGTTAGTCGCCGTCAAACCTTTGGCATCACCCAAGGCAAGCCCGGTGGCACGCCTGATGAGCCGTTCAACCTGTCGCGCTACCAGACCGAGGATGCCGCTGCCATTGTGGGCGGCGTGGCCGATGCGCTTGGGATCAAGACCAAGGCGGTGACCTTTGATGAGATCAAGGCCAAGGCAGCAGAGTCTGGCATCAGTGAAGGATTCCTGACCAGGCTAATCGGCAGCGATGGCCGCATGATGGCCAATGCCGTTGAAACCTACAAAGCGCTGGAGGTGCTGGAGTCCAGCGCCAACGAGCTGGATCGGCTCTTCAAGCTGGTCAACACTGGTGCTGCCACCGATGTTGACAAGCTGGTGCTGCGCCAGCAGATCACCTTCCATGGCCTGATTCAAAAGGGTGTCAAGGGCATCCAGACAGAAACCGCTCGCGCCTTGTCTGTGTTCAGAATTCCCCGCGATGGGACAGCGCCTATCGTGCGCCAGGTGCTGGATGAATATGGTGGCGATGCCGCCTTGGCCGACATGGCCAAGAGCTACCTGGCCCTGGAGTCGCGTGCGGCTCAGAATGCTATGGTCGAGAAGTCAATGATGTCTGGGTTTAAAGATGTCTGGTTCACCACCTACATCAATGGCCTGCTTTCCAACCCTGTGTCGCATGCGAAGAACGTGGTCTCCAACGCCATGTTTGGTTTGTACCAGATCCCCGAGAGACTGGTCGGCGCTTTCTACAGCAACGTGCTGCCGCCAGGCGTGCGCTCATGGAAGTCACTGATACCTGGCACCGAGGCCGAGAAGATCGCCTATGACGAGGCATTGACCATGGCGCAGTCCATGCGCAATGGAATTTTGGAAGGCATGCAACTGGCCAGCACTGCATTCAAGAAGAACCAGCCCAACGACTTGATGAGCAAGATCGAGGCGCAGCGCGGTATGGACGTGCCGCCCATCAGCTCCGCAGCCTTTGGCATTGAGTCTGACAAATGGTTCGCCAAGGCGCTGGACTACTATGGCACCGCGATCACGCTGCCTGGCCGGGCGCTGATGACCGAAGACGAGTTCTTCAAAGGCGTGCTCTACCGCATGGAGCTCAACACCCAGATCACCAGGCGCGGCAAGCAGGTCTACCGCGATGGCATTGAGTCTGGCTTGACCGAAACCGATGCGATGGCAAAAGCATCGCTTGAGGTCGAAGGCCTGTTCAAGAATCCACCCAAAGATCTGGATGAAGCGGCAACCCTGTATGCCCAGAAAGGCACCTTCACTGCCGATCTGCCGCCTGCTCTGAAGAGTTTGCAGCAGGTCTTCAATCACCCAATGCTCAAGATTGTGGTGCCATTCTTCAAGACACCGGCCAACATTGGTCTACAGTTGATCGAGCGCACCCCGTTTGCCCCGCTCTCCTCCCAATGGCGTGATGAGATCGCCAAGGGTGGCGTGTACCGGGACATGGCCCTGGCCAAGGTGACGCTGGGCAGCTCAGTGCTCGCAACATTTGCCATGCTGGCTGCAGAGGGAAACATCACCGGACGTGGCCCAGAGCGCAAGGCTGACCGCGATGCACTGATGCGCGATGGGTGGCTGCCCTACTCCATCAAGGTGGGTGATGCCTACTACAGCTACAACGGCATGGAGCCGGTGTCGGCGCTCATGGCCATCGCGGCTGACTATGCCGAATATGCCAAGCATGAGCCAGATGCTGGCAAGGTGGAGGAGGTGTTCCTGGGGGCGACCTATGGCCTCTACGAGTACCTTAAAGAACAACCCTACCTGCAAGGTATTGCAGAAGTGTCCAAACTGATTGGCACCAACCAGCAAGGGGCCGTGGACGGCAAGAAGATTGTGGATGGCGTAGTCAAGCAGTTTGGTGGCTTTTTGATTGGTGGCTCGCCTGCCGGTGCCTACAGCTCGCTGGTGGCCGGGATTGAGCGGATGCTTGACCCTGCAACCAAAGACACTCGTGCCAGCCCCGAGCTGCCCATGGGCGTGCGTGGCTTTGTCGAGGCCTTCAACAAGTACCGCAACCGGCTGCCTTATGCCAACGAGGCTTTGCCAGATTCACTGAACCTGTGGGGCGACCCCATCATGCAGGGCCAGGGCAAAGCCTATGAGCTGGTGCTGCCGACCAGGGTAAGCCCGGCGCAATTTAGCCACATTGATGACATGCTGCAGCGGCTCGGCTCGCCTGTCGGCATGCCAGAGCGCAAGATCGACGGTGTTGAGATGGACTCATTCCAGTACAACCGGCTGCTGACNATCTACGGCAA